TGTCTAATTCTGTAAACCTCATCTGCATCCTTTCCAACATAATCATGTACACGAATAGGATTATCTTCTACCCATGATTTATACTTGTTAAACCATTCCATTAGTTTTTCAGGACTTTCAAATGCTTTCGGTCTGCCTCTTTCCATAATTCAAAGTTAAGTCAAATTTTACTAAAAACAACCGCTTGAATTTGCGCCGTAAGGCGTGGCAAATTCTTATTTTATTTTTTCCTTTATATATTTCCTTTCCTTTAATGCTATATCTAAGTTGTAACCATGTTATAAGGTTGTTAGTCTGTTTCTCCAATGTATTCATATTGCCTTGTATATGTATTATAAAAATACTTTATGCCCCCAATTTTGCCATTCCAGCTAAATCTTACCTTTTGGATGTGAATTTGCACATTATTCGCTTCGTTATCCCTATAAACCGTAAAACCGTTATCCGTTTTATTGTAAAAATGTGCGTTTCCTGAAATAGAGTAAAGGGTAGGTATTTCATAAACATTACCTACCTTTTGCAGCTTTGCGGGGTGTGCAATTATGAAGATATGAATACCTAGTTTTTGAGCAGCTATTTTAATTTTTGTTAATGCTTCGCTAATATATTGCGTTTCTGTTTGTCCGTTGGGTATTTTATGTTCAATGTAATTCCAGGGATCAATTAATAAACCGTTAATGCCTTTTCTTGCCACCAATTCGGCTGTTTTAGACAGTATGCCATCAATCGTGGTACTTGTATCACTTGGGTTGATAAAGTAAAAATTTGAGCCTATAAACGGCAATACGTAGGATAGTTCATCTTTTGTTATCCTTTGCGTGTTATCTTTCCTAAAATCAAACGCCTTACCGACTAACTTTTCGGCTATTTTGGTAGCGTGTAAAGCAGATGGAGTATTCTCAAAACTACAAACCGCCCATTTCCAATCCGATTTTACCGCCGTTGTTGCCATAATGTAATCTACAAATTCACTCTTTCCGCTTCCAGGCGCACCAGTTACAATTGTCATTTGTCCGTCTGATAAACGCAAATACTCACTAAAACCCTCTATTTCAACTTCAGTACCTTTTGGATAACCATTCTCAAAAAAGTTTAACACATCGTTTGCAATATCTTCATGCGGTACTATGCCATCAATAGGAAAATCTTTAGCGTTGGTAATAGTTTCTAAGATTGCACCCTTTCCGTACTTAACCAGTATTTCGTTTGTGTCTTTACATCCATTGGGATATTCAATGTAGGTGCATTTTTCTTTACCAAACCGCCGTACTAATTCAGCTTTCAATCTTTCCCCCGCTTCGTCTGCATCAACCGCTATAATTATCTTTTCTTTATCGTGGAAGTATTCAAAACAATTATCTAAGTATTTTAGGTTTATGTTACCGCTTACGTTTGCGCCATTAGGAACTGAAACAACATTATAGATTCCAGCCTCGTACATACTTAAGCAATCTATTTCCCCTTCAACTATTACAACTGTTTTTTCATCCTTAATAGCATCTAAGTTGTAAAATATTAATTCTGCATCCTTTTCAAGTTTAAAGTCCTTTTGCGCCGCCCTATACTTTATGTTTACTAATTCATTGTTACGATAGTAATTAAAACAAATAGCCGTTGTTTCTTTGTTGGCTTTTGGCATCCATTCTAGTGACTGGGTAATATTAAACCTTAACAAAGTATTGTTAGATATTCCCCTTTGCTCAAACCATTCTATAAACTTAGTATCAATCTTTTCAAGTCGTTGCAATGGCTTTGTATATTCTTTATTGTTTTGGTCTAGTTCGTAGTTGTATTGATCCGCTACTATTTTAACAGCTTCTATAAAACTTACGTTTTTGGTTTCCTTTATAAACGAGAATACATCGCCCGACTTGCCACAACCAAAACACTTGTAGGTATTATTTGTTTTAGGTATGGTAAATGACGGAGTTCTTTCGTTATGGAATGGGCATAAAGCTAAATGATTATTGCCTTTCTGTTTAGTTGTAATAAAGTCTGTAATCTTCGCTATGGCTTTTAGTTCTTGGATTGAATCGTTGTTAAACATTATTGAACTAATTTAAAAGGTTTCTCTTTCTTTTGGTATCTGTTTTTCATTCCTGCTTTCCCCGCTTCAGATAACCGTTTCTTTGTTTCGGTGTACTTTTCCATATTACGGATAAGTCTTTCACTAAAAAATAAATACTCATCAACGGTAAATAGTTCATAGTTATTTATAACCGTTTCAACCTTTTCTTTACTAATGTTTAAGCTAAATGCAATATCATCTATTGAGGTAATAGGCAACTTGTATTCAGGGGTATCTCTAAGCATTTCAATTAAGCACCAGTAAAGGCCGTAACCCTCAAGACCTAGTTGGCGGCGTAATTTAATGACCTTTACATCGTTTCTTGCATTACTATCGTGTGAGAAGTAATATGATTCTTTTTCTTTCATACATTAAAAAACCTTAGGAGGATTGGACCGACATCCGCACCCCACTAAGGTTAAAATAAGTTTAAGATTGATAGTGTCGGCTATCATTACAAATATACTATTTTCTACTCAAAAACTCATCTAAATATTCAAAAAATTGTTCGGGTGTTGATACGAAGAAATACTCACCACCCGCTGCACGTTCTTTAGCTTGTTCTTTCAGTTGGTGTTCGCTAGGACGGTCTTTACCAGCTTTAACTTCAAACATGATTGAACGACCTTTAACCGTTGCTGAAATATCCGCCGTTCCTCGTCTTGTTGTTCCATAGATATATTTACCACCTACAACACGCCCCGTTGTATTGATTCGTGTTGCTCTCCATCCCATCCAGTTGATGTAGTTCTCTATAAATCTTGTGAGGCCATTAGCGGTTAAAACCTTTGGAATGATAGGCGGTGAATAGTGGCCATCTTTAACTACTGACGGCGTTCGTTCTGTTATGTGCTTTAGGTGAGCGGCGTTGTATCGTTGTTTCCAATTACTCATAATAATGATAGTTGTTTTTTGGTTTCAATTAATGATGCAAGGTTCTTTTTAGCAAGATCAAAATATGATTCTTTTAACTCAAACCCTATTCCTTTACGTTCCATCTTTGCGGCCTGATACACTTCGCTACCAATACCCATAAACGGCGTTAATACAGTATCTCCCTTATTCGTGTACAAATGAATTGCACGTTCAATAGTGTCTAATTGCAAAGGGCAAATATGCTTCTCGTCATTTTCATCTCTACCATTTCTATAACCTTGTAATGTGTTGCCGTAATTAATATCCATCCAAACTGGACTAGCATACTTTTGCCATAAGTCAACTGGTATACTTGTATTAGTAACTGGGTTTAATCTTTCTCCATCCTTACGAAATATCATAAGATAATCTGGTATACCCACTCTACTCATTGTACTATCTTTTTTAACTTGCTTATGTAGTAATCCTAATGCTTTAGTCCTTTGCATTTCAACTACTGGATCTTTCCAAATTGTAACCCTTGAATGATAAATAAATCCCGCCGATTCAAATGCTTTTAATATTAACCCGCTAAAATCCCTTAAACCAATAAAGCCATCTTTACCTTTCTGTATTGGCAAGTCCATGCAATGCACTGCAACATTACGCCCTGATTGAAGTACTCTGTATAATTCATTAACCAAGAACCCAAACTGCGTTAAAAACTGCTTATAATCACTACTGTTCCCCATATCTTCAATATGGCTAGAGTAAGTGTATAATTCAGCGAATGGTGGACTAAATATTGAAAAACCTACTGATTCGCTTTGTACTTCTTTAATTAGTTGTACGCAATCGCCCCGCTTAATTATGTAGTTTTCATTTTCTACCGTTTCGGTGTCATATACTGCAGAACTTAAAATATTGTTATTTAAGTTAGCGTTAATTGCTTTGCTCATTTCGTCTTGCATAATTTCAAATTGTTTTTGTTTTGTATCAATAGCTTGTTTTACATTAGCCATTGTATCAGTTGTAATTAGGTATATATTAACTTCTTCTTTTTGCCCAAATCGGTATGATCTTCTAATGGCTTGATATAAGCCCTCAAAACTAAAATCTAATGAAGCAAATATTTGATTTCGGCAGTTTTGGTAATTCATGCCAAATGAAGCTATTTTTGTTTTAGTTATAAGTATTCTAAATTCATTATTAGCAAAACCTAATAACTTACTTTCCTTCCATTCGTTTGAGTCTGAACCTTTAACTTCTACCGC